ATAGAAGGTCAACTAATGTGTTTAGTGCGGATCCTTCAAAATTGTAGTCTTTAAATGTGTCCTGACTTTGTAGAAAGGATATAAAACTACCTTTGAGAGTATCAAAGTCTAAACTGGTAACTTGTGGCGAGGTGTTAGCGGCCATTATCTGGTCCTTTGTAATATTATACTAAAAGCTGTAGGTTGTGTTTGATTTCCAACAAAAACAGACAAAGAAACATTAAATTGATTACTGTCCGGATTAGCAGAAACATTAAGCGTATTAATTGTTGCTCTCGGTTCGTAATTGGTAATAGTTCTAATTACTTCATTTTGAATCAATGTGGCCGTCAATGGAGTACAAGGTTCAAACAATAATTGATTTAATGAACTTCCAATATCTGGTTGAAATAGTCTATCATATAGACCTGTATTCAAAAGATTACGAATTGAAGCAATAACCGACTGTTCATCATATTTTAAAGCCACATCTCCCGTAGCCGGAATAGGCATAAAGGTTAAGTCTAGGTCGGAGTATATGTGGTTATTGATTGCCATTCTTTATTTATTACGATTGTAGGAGTAAAATTGCTTTTTTGGTTCTTGGTCGACCGCCGGAGAAATTTTAGGGCCGGAACGCAAAATTTGAATTTTCCATTTTAATTACTAGTCAGTTTGGTTATTAAACTTGGAGTTCCAATTACATTATTGACCAAATAAGTCATTGTACCGCCCATACTGTTAAACGATTGCAGAAAACTTGCATCTTGAGAAACCTGTAACGAATTTTGATAAAAAGTCCAATCTTGTATTCTTTGATTATATAATACATTTGTCGTGGATATAATATAATTTTGTATATTAGCAATTTCAGAATTGGCCAGATTTGATGTGGTATTACCTGTGGTTACGTTCAAACTTAAGCTGTTGGTATACTCATTAGCATAATAAGTTAATTTAATGGTATTTGCAGTAAGAATATCGAAAATGAATAAACTAGTAAAACTACCAAGAATAGGTGCCGTATTTGATACTCCATCAGATTTTGATAGGGTCAACATATTCAATTGACCAATATTTTGTGCAGAATTTAAACTTGGAATACCTTGACTATTTGAAACAGTCACACCAGATATATTATCTGTATGAGATTTGAAATTATTTAATTCAATCGTTAAGCTGGAAGCCAATGACTGTGTGACACTATCATTTGCGGAATTTGCAGAATAATACAAACTATTTGCACTAATTAACATACTTGCCACATTGCTGGCAGTAGGATTTTGAAAATAATTAGTTCTAACAATAGGACCAGCACTTAAATCTGTTGTCTGCCAAGGTTTTAATGGTGCTGTATTAGCAATTAAATTTAATGTATTTGATGCTGATGGTGCCAATGTTTGAGCTGAACCGAAACGGGTCGTATCAAAATTTAATCCTAAACGTGAATAAACTGTCATGATATATTTTCCTTTAAGGCATCAATGGTACGGGTACATTTGTGGGCGCAAGGCCTCCTGGACCAGGATGGTATGCGTGGGTATGTGAATCGTAAAGTGATCTAATCAATGGTGCACCACCTTCGGGATCCATTAGAATGCCGCCATAAACAATTGTTGAACCAATAACAGCCGGTGCGGTAACAAGAACAGTAGCGGTAACAGTACCAGGAACAGTAGGACCTGGAATGCCAACATTAACACCACCTAAAGTTGAGATGCCAGCAACAGGATTAGCGGAACCAGGAACACCAGCATGAATGCCTGTTCCTGCGGTAACTGATCCATCAGAGTGTACCGAATCAGCAAGAACTTCACCATGAACAGTCAAATCAGTATTTAATACAACTCTATTACCAGCAGAAACATATACTCCTGCGGCCGCACTTGGTGCGTTTAAATTTAAATATTTGCTAGCAGTAACAGTATAATTTCCTTTTACCAATAACGAATAATCCTTTTCAACTGTTTGTTGGACACTACCTTTAACGTTAGTAATAGCATCTCCACCAATGGTTACTTCTGCATTTCCGGTAATACTAATGTTACATTGGCCGTTAATAATTACGTTACCATCTTTTGCCGTAATGTAGTATCCATTGCCAACAATTTTATGCACTTCAGTACCATCGGGTTGAATTTCAGTAAATGTTCCAGCTTTATGTTGTGTGCGAATACGTTCGGCGCCAGGAGTATCATCAAACTCTTGAAAATGGCCGGACTCGGTTTGCATCACATTATTATATGGATATTTTGCTGCATACGCTGATGGTGGTTCTTGTATTTGTGCCATTATGCTTTTGAAAAATTATTGGTTGACAATGAAAAACCTGCGGCAGAATATACGTCTTGAGTTGCTGCAGCTTGTTGTTGAGTATTTGCAATTGCTATCTGACCGGGAGTTAATAATGAACCTACTGCTAATGTTGCCGTAGCCGCTAAAGTTCCTACAGCTGCCGTAAATTGACCAATTGAATTTTGAACATCTTTAATTGTATTTGTTAATGCATCAATATCTGCTTGATTTGGATCTGGAGTATTGTCTAAGGCTGATTGAAATCCAGCAACCAATTGTTTTTTTAATGTTGCAATGCAATCTTTGAAATAAGTTAATAAAATAGCTGGCAAACTTAAAATATAAGCCAATAATTGTTTAATTGCATTAACATAAGCAATAAAACCATTTAAGGCATCGGTAATATCTTTAATAAATTTAGTAGCGTCTTGAATATATTGTGCAATCTTTTTTAATTGTGAAATTAAACCGTTACTAGAAGGATTTGCACCAAAATAAGCTAAAACTGCTTTAACTGCATCACGAACTGCCTGAACAATTTGACCACCAATTGCTCCTGCTTGATAAATGGCCATGCCAACATAAGTACTTGAATCACAAGCATGAGAAAGATTTTGATTTGCTACTTTTATGCCAGTATTTGCGGTAGCACCGTTACCTGTAGCATAAATTGAAATATTAGTTGAACCTTGTTCGTTATTTTCATCTGTATTTGTTGAAATAGCTTTGCCATCGGCCGTAGTTACTATAGGCAAATTTGCTGCAGACGTGTTGGGATCTGCTAATGCATCAGCAAATTTTACTGGATCACCAAATAATGTAGTTTGCATCTATTCCTCTATTTGTTTATTCCTGGTAATATGCCCATCATGATTGGCATTTGTCCTGATTCGCCATCCATAAAAAACCCCACGACCCAATCATTAATTCTTGGTTTACTAAATGTATTTGGAGCATTTATTGGGTACATTGGCATTGCCCATGGCAAATCGCTTTTTGGTAAAGCAACTTTATCGTCTGTGTGCCATCCAAAAATACGAACTTTGGCACGGCCAGAAGCAAGCGGATCTTCACGATCTTCAACTACTCCTACCCACCATACAAAGCCACTCAAGCCAATAAAATTATTACGATTCATTATATTTGTACACCTTTAACATATTGTGATAAAGAAGAATTGGTGCCTGAATAAGAGGTAGACACGCTATCTTTAGCTAATTCCAACACCGTTATATATCCGCTATTTTTTACAACATGCCTAACAGCAGTCACTAGATATTTACCAGAATAAAACGGATCCATCGATCTTGTACTAGCATCAGGATTTATTCCAAAAGTATTAAAATTAATAATTGCTCCTGCCATCAATAAAGGATCGCCTGGTACTGTAATCTTGATTCTCATATAGTTTGCAAGCGCCAACTGAGATACTCTATTTGGTAAATATTTTTCAATCATAATATCATTTGCAACCGAATCGGGGTTTTGTTCAATATAAGGATTTTTCTTTTGATTAGAATTTGTACTCGCCATTCTAAGAGTACCCATTTCCAAACCAATTACTGTGGTTGGTGGAGGGTTATACATTGTGCCACCAAGTCTATTTTGATAATTATTTGTTAAAGCATATTGATTTAATTTTTGACCTGTATAGTTATTATAATTAAATAGTCCTACATTTGCAGTTCTTGTTAACGGATCAATCGTAATTACTTTATTGGAAAAAGTACCATTTGAAATAGCACTAAGAGTATCAAAAAAGTCCAACATTTGAAAATCTGTTGCATTGGTCATTTGTTGGTTGACATCAATTTGACCCGGTTTAGTTAATATATTTTTTGGATCAAATTTGTAGTTTCGATATGGACTTGTTTGCCCCACCTTATATAATGTTTGTAGTGAATGAAAATGATATCCTTGACTATTTTCATAGAACAACATATCTGCACCAATACCATTTGTTGGTTGTGCGTATGTTGCCAACCAATTAATTGTTTCAAATATTTTTTTATTAGGCAAAACAAAATCGTAAACGCCTGTCGTTGCATCAAGATAAACTTTTTTTTGTGTTTTCAAATAATTTGTTAATATATCGTTAATTATAAAATCTATTTGTTTACCTTTTGCTGATTTTGATATACGATATTGTTCAGATAATAAAAATTCTTCAGAACAAAAATTAATTACATAAACTTCATATAGATTAGTATCGCTTATTTCTCTTTTTGATATTTTAAATATTCTGTAATTTCTAGAAATCCATTGAGCATCTTCAGTCGTTTTTTGTAATTGCACTTGAATAAATTCAGTACCGTTTAAGAGATATTTCGACATTAAACCTAAAGAATCTTGCAAAACAACTTCGCCTGATATAGTAGGGCTAAAAATATCTTCAAATAAATCCAATTCAATCATCATAGGTAACAAATCAACAACACCATTAGGACCTTGTAATGGTGTTATTAAACTTAATTGTTTTAAATTATAATCGGTGGGATTACGAATATACTGTGTACCAGTATTCTGACCATTTGTTGCCATATTAAGACTTCACTAGTGATTGATATTGAGTTTCTATTTGAGTTGTATATTGTGCATTAATTAAATTGATATTTCGTTTTGCTTCATTTGTTTGATTTTCATAATCATAAATTGAAACTGCATTTTTTGATACGACATATGTTACTGAACTGCCGCCAGCAAAAGTACTTGTTTTAGTAAATGGTTGAATTGAATTATAAGTTGCTTGGTCTACTTCAATCACTTTGATGGCCGTTGTTTTTGTGTCATTATCGACAGAAGTTATAATTTTTTCGTAATGGTGAACTGTACCTAATGTATAGGATAACACGTTTGCTGAACCGTTGGCGGATTCAGCGTACTTATCTTTTAAATATAAAGTGAATTGTTGTGAAGATACTGGCCAGTCGGATTGCGGATCCAACATTTGTGGATTACCATACATTGTAATCCAATACCTAAATGGACTGCCGTAGTATTTGTTAGCAACAATTTCTGGTGTATCGCCATCTCGAACTTCATATTGATAAAACAATAAAGGATTTTTTGCAAGTTGAGGTATTAATCCTGTACGAATTAATAAATTTCGAACTACAATAGAATTTCCATTGTTGTCCGTTGTAGTGAGATAAGGTAAAGAACTAAAGTATTCCATTTAAATGCCTATAAATGTTGAACTTGTTGGATCACTAGCTGCATTAAGTTGATCCATACTCATATTTGAATAATCTAAATTTTGTCTTGTCGCATTATTTTGTTGATTATTATTATAATTAGCTGCAACAGCAGTACCACCCATTTGATTTTTTGTGTAAACTGTTGTTTCTTTAAATTGTAAAGTTATAGTTGTTTGTACTGGATAACCATCGTTATAGGTTGCCCAACCGTTTGGCGCATAATCGATAGCAACATTAGTTAGAACACAATCGTTGACTGTAAATGTTTTGGATGGTTTTCCGCCCGTTATAGTATTGGAACCTCCTGTTGCACTTGTTAAAACATTCAAACCAGTATTATTCAAAGCTGAGATAATTGCATTTGAAATTTGATTGCCAATGCTACTTCCACCCAAAAATTGAAATTGAACAGAAAATACTTGTGGTGGTGTAAAAAATTGTCCCATTGTGCCCGATTGTGTGCCGGCTAAACCAGGTAAAGAAAAATAAGCAAAAGAATCACAAATATTTTTAATTGTTTGCGCCTCAGATGATGTTTTTGGTGTAAGAATAAAAGATAATTGAAAACTTCTTAATTCTTGGCCCCTATACAATAGTTGGGTTTGCGGATTCATTGCAGCAACACCTAAAGATTGTCCTATTAATCCTCCTGCGCCCGAACTACCAAGAATTGTTCCTGCTATTTTTGATCCGTAATATTTTGCATAAGGCATTGCTGCGTCTTTTAAACCTTTATTGCTTCTATCCGACCACGCTGTACCTAATTGACCTTTTATTCCCAATTCAGTACCAAGGTTTACTGATCCCCAATCTGCTTCATATGTAATTGTCATCGTTTCTGGCATAAACAAAGAAATTGTAGCCAAAGGAGTACCTTTAGCAATAGGAGTATAGTCGGCTGGAGTAATTGCCCCGACCGCAACTTGGCCAGGACCTGTTTGTAACGCTCCTTCAACTTCACCTAGGAGTGAAGTAAATCCTGCAGCTACTCCTGATGTTCCACCACCCGCATTTGTTGCAGCCTGATTAGCGCTGTTTATTGCATTAAGTCCTGCATTACCGGCCGATTGCAATGTTGATACTGCTCCCGAAAATGAACTACTGGATATTGAACTTCCTAATGCAGAAAGTGCATTTCCTAATTTAGTATTATAATCGTATGCTTGAAAAATTACGGCGTGTCCCATTGCTGGATTTGATCCTAAATCCGAAGGAAAGTTCATTATTTGTGCTGACGGTGTACCACCGATAAGACTAGCCAGGGGGCCAGCTATTGAATTTAGGCTTACTCCGCCAATATTTGTAGGTATGACTGTGAATCCCATGGTACTCTCTGGTTAAGTGAATATATAGTTATTTATGGCATATTCTGGACGATTTACACCTAAAAATCCTCAAAAATATATTGGGGATCCAAATAATATTATCTATCGCTCTTCTTGGGAGTGTAAGGTGATGTCTTGGCTCGACATTAATGATGATGTTATTTCTTGGAATTCAGAAGAAACAATAATTCCTTATAAATCTCCCGTGGATGGAAAGTGGCATCGATACTTTCCTGATTTTTTAATTAAAGTTCGAACTAAGGACGGCAAATTTAAAACAATGATGCTTGAAGTAAAGCCCAAAAAACAAACTCAAGCACCAGAACAAAGAAAACGTGTTACTAGACAATATGTAAATGAGGTAGTAACATGGGGAGTAAACCAAGCCAAATGGGCGGCCGCACAAGAATATTGTTTGGATCGTGGTTGGGAGTTTAAATTGATAACTGAAGATCACCTAGGAATCAACTAAATAATTAAATGGCATATCAATCAAAACTTACAGAACTAGCTCAACAGAGATCACAACTTGACGCTCAAGCTTTATCAAGAGAGTCAATGAAATGGTTAAAAGAAAAAATTGAGGAGATTAGAACTCCATCATCAATACCAAAAGGAATTTCTCAAGAAGCCTTTAGAAAAGATAGGCGTTTCATTTTAGGTCGATTATATTGTTTTTATTACGACCCAATTGGAAAGGCGGACTTACCATATTATGATAGATTCCCAATGGTTCTGGCATTGGAAAAGTATGGTGACGGTTTCTTAGGTTTAAACCTTCATTATTTACCATATAAGTATCGTTTGGCGTTTCTTACCAAATTGATGGATTACGCAATCCTGAACGATGACAATGATGTAATGAAGATTCGTATCACCTATGACATTTTGCAGGCCTCCAAGCGGTTTAAAGAGTTCAGGCCATGTATTAAACGATATTTGACTAGCCAGATTAAGTCAAAAGTACTTGCCATACAACCTTCCGAATGGGAGATTGCCAGTTTTCTTCCTATACAACAATTTAAAGGTGCCAAAGCAACAGAAGTGTGGCAAGAATCAGTTAATACCATTAAGTCCGTTTGAACATTTTGGACCTCTCATATGTTGTTTTAGGTTACTAGGTCCTCCTATTATTTTACCACAATTTTGACAAATTAATTTTGGTTGAGGTTTACCTTTATTACCACGACCGTGTTGATTACCTTTTAGTTTTTCTGCTTGTTTTTTTCTAGAATCTGGTGACATCCACTGCAATGATCTTTTGAATCTAATTTTTTCTTTTCTTTCTTCAGTAAAAATTGATCCTGACGCTCCTTCACCACCATCAGTAAGATTCCTCAAAATACCAGTATTATTATCTTTTCGACCGTACCATCTAATCAATCGTCTTTCTAAAGCAAAAGCGCCAATTTCAGATAGATTTTTTTCTATTATGATAATTTTTGATCTATCTTTGGGTAAATTTACAGTATGACTAGTTCTCCAAGCTCTATTTCCTTTTCCTTTACCAATATAGTAAGGAGTGCCTTCTTTTCTTAAATAGGCATAAACGTAATAATTGAGTGAATAAATAGACATATGCTGATGCTCCTAGAAAGTATTAGAGTATGTGCG